ATCCCGAACTCAAGCGCGCCGCGACCAGCATGGCAAATTCATGGCTGCCCGACGTGGTGTTAATCGAGGATAAAGCCAGTGGACAGTCGCTGATCCAGGACTTGAAGGCCCAGACCCGGCTGCCCGTTGTGCCGATCGACCCCCAGGGCGTCCACAAGGTAGACCGGCTAATCGAAGTGTCAGGAATGATCGAGGCCGGATTGGTGGCCTTGCCAGAGAGCGCGAGCTGGCTCCTGGACTTCGAGCTGGAGATAACCATATTCCCGCTGGCCGCCAACGACGACCAGGTGGACAGCACCAGCCAGTTCTTAAAGTGGGCGAAGGCCAGCGCCGGACCCGTCACCCACCAGGCCAGCGGCGTCAAGCGCGCGGCTATGGACGAGGCACCCAAAGCCAGCACCCAGAACGGCTGGGGCAGGATCAGAGGCAACCATTACAGAGGATATTGATATGCCAGCACCACAGAAGGGCGAGATCGTCACCAATTACAACAACGGTTTGCAGCTATACGGCAACAGCCTGCTGACCAACCCGGACCCGATCATTCAGAGCCGGGGCGGCAAAGTGGAGCTGTACGACGAACTGCTGCGCGACGACCAGATAGGGCCCGCGTTTGAGCAGCGCCGCCGGGCCACCACCCAGAGCGAATGGGACGTCGAGCCCGGGGGCAATAGCGCCGATGACCTGGCCGCCGCCGAAGACCTGCGCGAGCAACTGGACGCCATAGACTTCGACGCCATCACCGACCGCATGCTGTACGGCCTTCTGCATGGATACGCCGTGGGGGAGGTTTTGTGGGGCAAGAAAAACAACCGCGTGACCATTCAGGACGTCAAGGTCCGCAACCGTTCGCGCTTCCGCTTCGACAAAGACCTGAAGCTGCGCCTGATTAACATCCACAACCCGGAAGGCGACCTGATGCCAGAGCGCAAGTTCTGGACCCTGAGCATTGGAGGCGACACCAGCGACAACCCCTACGGCCGGGGCCTGGGACATTCCCTGTTCTGGCCGGCCTTTTTCAAGCGCAACGCCGTCAAGTTCTGGATGATTTACCTGGACAAGTTCGCCATGCCCACCGCAATCGGGCGGACACCGGCGAATATGAAGGGCGACGAGGCCCAGCTTAACGAAGTGCTGCAGATGCTCGGCGCGATCCAGACCGACAGCGCCGTGACCATTCCAGAGGACGTTCAGGTGGAGCTGCTGGAAGCCACCCGAAGCGGATCCGCAGACTACAGCGTGATCGTTGAGCGCATGGACAAGGCAATCAGCAAGATCGTGCTCAGCCAGACCATGACCAGCGACGACGGCGGGAGCATGGCCCAGGCTAAGATCCACAAGGAAGTGCGGGACGAAGTGGTCAAGGGCGATTCGGACCTGGTCTGCGCCAGCTTTAACCAGACCGTGGTCGCCTGGCTGACCGAATGGAACCACCCGGGCGCGATCCCACCGCGAGTATGGCGCCGCACCGAGCCGGAGGCAGACCTGGACGCCCGCGCGGAGCGGGACCAGAAGATCATGGGCCTGGGCTACGACCCCACCGAGGACTACATCGAAGAAACCTACGGCCCGGGCTGGCGCCTGCGAAAGCAGAGCACCACACCCCCGAACCCGATCGGACCGCTGCCGGAGGACTTCACCGAGATCAGCAGCCTGGCCAGCAAGCGGGTAGCGCACCGGGCGGACCAGCAACGCATGGCGGACGCCGCCGAAGCCCTGGCCACCAAATACCCGGATCTAATCGGCAAGCGCGTGGAGCAGCTCCTGGCCTTCCTGGATGACACCGACGACGTGGAAACGTTCAAGGAACGTCTGCTGGAAATGATCACCGAGCCGCCCAACGAAGCCGCCGTCAAAGCCGTGCGCAACGCCTCAATCTCCAGCCGCCTGATGGGCCTGCTGCGAGGCCAGAGGGAATGATCGGCTGGCTGGCGGGGAAGGCCCGGGCAAAAGCCGCCTGCTTCATGTTGGACAGCGGCCTCGCCAGCCATTGCTTCGTTCGATACGGCACCAGTACAGGATATTGGGCCGCCATAAACCTGAGCCGGGACGGGTATCCATACACCGTCGGCCTGGACGCCATTACCTTCACCCGGAAGCGCCCATGATTATCAATTATTTCGAGCTGTCCGCCGCCTTCGACCTGGAGCCGGCCCAGGCCATCGAGTTTTTTCAGGGCAAGGGCCTGATCCCGACGTTCAGCTATCTGGACCTGGTGGGCGAGGAACACGACACCGCCTTCACCGTTGCCAAGATGATGGACACCGACCTGCTGGGCACCGTTAAGGGCAAACTGGACGACGCCCTGGCCACCGGCAGCACCCTGCAGGACTTTAAGCGCGACCTGATACCGCAACTGCAGAAGGCCGGATGGTGGGGCAAAGCCGACCTGATAGACCCACTGACCGGGCAAGTGGTTAGCTCGCAATTAGGCAGCGCCTCCCGCCTTGAAACCATATTCAGAACCAACCTGCAGAGCGCCTACGCCGCCGGCCATTGGGAGAAGGTCGAGGCCAATGCCCAGGACGCGCCCTATTTGCTGTACGACGCCGTGGATGACGCTGCCACCCGACCGGAACACGCGGCATGGGACGGCACCCTGCTACCGATCGGTTCGCCATTCTGGGACACCCACTACCCGCTTAACGGCTACAACTGCCGATGTGGCGTGATCCAGGTGGACGAAGACGAGCTGGCGGAATACGGCATCAACCCAAGCGCCGAGCCCGACCCGCAGAACCAGCTATGGACGAACCCACGCACCGGCAAGGGCATGATGGTGCCCAAGGGAGTGGATCCGCAGTTTTCCCACAACCCCGGCAAGAACCGGGCGGCAAAGATCAACGAACTGGCAGCGGAGAAAGCCGAGGCCATGGCTGCAGAGGAAGCCCAGGCCCTCGCCAGTGCCCAGGCATCGCTGGAACAGGCCAAGGCCGCAGGCAAGACGCAGGCGCAAGCCGACAAGGCCCTGAAAGAGCTGCAGAGCGCCAAGGTGAAGGGCGCGTTCGCAACCCAGAAGGCCAAGACCCAGCAGCGGGCAGCGCAATACCAGATCGACCAGGCGATCGCGGACAAGACCCCGTACCTATCCGCAGCGGTTAAGCAGGTATCCGGCACGAAGGCCGGCAAGGCCATGACGCCAACCGACCTGCTGGAAGCGGCAAAGCAGAAGGCCCTGAAATCGGAACAGAACAGCCTGACCCAGAGCTGGAAACAGTCAATGATCGCGGGCAAGACCCCCAACGCAAAGGCCGCCGATTACGTGGCCACCCTGCCCGATGAGATCCAGAGCGCCCTGAAAGCCGAGATCGACGCGAAGAACGGCACCCTGCTGGCCAAAGAAGAACTGAAAGCGATCGCCACCGGCACCGCCGAGACCCAGACAAAGCTGAAACAGGGCATATACAACCAGTGGTCGAAGAACGGGAAGGCCGCAGAGTACGGCACACCCAAAGACCTGCTGGCCGCCATCACCAAAGAAGCCGCCGACCAGCAACTGAAAAAGGAAACGGCCAGCGCAATGTCCGGCCTGAAGAAAAAGCTGATCGAGGGCAAGCTGCCCACCGACAAACAGGCGGCCATCTACAAGACCCTGAGCAAAGCGGAGCAGGACAAGATCACCGCAGACGTTGAGCTGGCGAAGCCGAAACCCGCCCCGCTACCAGAGCCGGAGCCAGAGAAAAAGCCGGCCATTGTCATCAAGGGCAAGCCCTCAGACGAACCGGCAACGAAGGCGACACCAGCGTCGCCAGCACCGAATTCAGCGCCGGAGCCAAAGACCAAGCCGGTATCCGACAACCTGGAGGTCGCGTTGTTTGACGACCTGCCGTCGGATAAGCAGTACAAAGCGATCTGGGAGAGCCAAAGCCTGGGCACAATGATCAAAGAGCTGGGGATGGAGGACGGCTTTGTAACGCCCGATAAGTTCGGCAAATTGAGCAAGGCAAAGAAAACCAAACAGATGAGCGACATGCTCGACCTGATGGGCGAGCTGGAAGACGGAAACGACGGCCAGCCCTTCACGCTTATGGCGCAAGACTACATCAAAAAGCAGGCGGACAAAGGCGACCCCGACTGGATGACGCCGAAGAAAGCGCCCCAAAAGCCCGCGCCGCCCGAGATACTGGAAACCGACGCACCCGATATGGACAACCTGATCAAGACCGGCCCCCAGAAGGGCAGCAACCCGGGCGGAAAGTATAAGGACACCACCACCGGGCAGGAGTGGTACATCAAGGCCCCGGACAGCGAAGACAGCGCCTTAAACGAAGCCCTGACCGGCAAGCTGTACCAGGCCGCCGGAGTGGAAGTGCCCGACCTTGCCCTGGTGACTTACGACGGCAAGCCCGGCATCGCCTCGAAGATGATCGACGGCGTAAGCGAGGCCCCAGACGCCCTGAAGGCCAACCAGGTATCAGGCGTCCATGAGAACATGGCCATCGATGCCTGGCTGGCGAATTGGGACGTTGTGGGCATGAAATACGACAACCTGCTGGTCAAGGCCGGGCGCGCCATTCGGGTAGACACCGGCGGCGGGCTCCGGTACCGAGCCCAGGGCGGCATGAAGGGCAGCGATTGGGGCAACAAGGTCGGCGAACTGGAGAGTTTGAGGGACCAGGGCCTGAACCCCCAGGCCGCGTCCGTGTTCAACAACGCCACCGACGACCAGATCCGCGTGGGCGTCAGCCGGCTGGCCAAGGTCACCGACACCCAGATCGACGACCTGGTGAAAGCCTACGGCCCGGCAGCACTGAAAGAGCGCAACGCCCTGGCCAAAACCCTCAAGGCGCGGCGCGACGACCTGGTGCAGCGCTTCGGCATTATCGAGGCCAAGCCAGCACCGGCCCCGCTAAAGGGCGTCAGCAAGGGCGAGGCAGAGCGCATCACCCAGGCCAGACAGAACGGCTACGCCGTGCCAATGGATAAGGACGCCATCGAAGACCAACAGATTCTGTTCTGGAACGAAGCATCCGCATCCGGCAAAAAGCGAACCCACGCGCAACTGAAAGTTCGGGAGGAAGGGCTGCGTTCGATGGAAGATGTAATCAGCAAATCGAACGCCGGGGGAGACATCGACCTGAAGGCCACGCTGGACGTCAAAATCGTGGAAGCAATAAAAGGCATTCGGAAGTTCGCCAACGTGGACGGGCTGAGAGCAACAGACATCGCCAGGATAAAAACCGTCAGCGCCGAATTCAAGTCGGCCCGGGAGGCCATCGCCAGAGCCGTGGATGACGGCGGCCTGAGAGCAAAAGACCTGGAAATTTTTGATACCAACTACGGCCCCTGGCTAAACTACCTGGAAAAAATCGGAAAGAAAAAAGAGGGCACGTTCGTCAAGTGGGCGCCGGGGAGCAACAAGATCATCGGCGGCGTATTTAATAGCGGCAAAGCCATATCGCCTGCAGCCCAGGCGGCAAAGTTCGACTTCAAAAAGATCACCGGCACCGGATTCAAGCAAAAGGAAATCAGGGCCGGGAGGGCAGTCGAGACCACGAAAGACCTCAACTCGCCTGATTACGAATACTACCAGGGCACCGTCGAAGGCGTAGAGGTTCGGTTCTGGGGCGCGGGGGCACCGCAGGCTTTGCGTGGGCGCGTCGAATTGATCACCCAGGGCACCGACGCCGCAGCGGGAAGCCGGGCACTGGCAGCCCTTGAGCGAGCCGGCATAAACACCGACCGCCCAAGCGCCCTGGACACCGAGGAACTGTACCTGCGACAGATCGCCTACCACCGCAACGACATCAAAACCCTCGAGGCCGC